GGACAATGTCGTCTACCATCTGAACGATTTGACTATAGGCCTGGGCTTGATTAGCTGGAATCGACCTACCGTCTTTTACTGCCTGCACAAATAATTTAATTAAAAAGACATTCTTCGGATTATCTAGTAATAATCTATAATTAATTAAATCTCTACCTGTAGTTCCTACATCTATAATATTAGAAGTAGGTTCAGTATCTTTTACCCATTCACTTTCTAAATCTCTTTGAGCCACTAATTTACTAAAATCATCAATGATATCTGAATTACGTAATTTTGATCTTAGTGCATATAATAATTTTGTTATAACTTGTTTACGCTCTCTATTTGAAATTTTATCAAAAGTGGAAAGATAACGCCTAATATCCTTATAATCTCTATTAGTTATGTACAACCCATTTTCAATTCTTATAAACAACTGTTGCGTCAAAACTGGAGCATTACCAGTTGCTACTCTTTGTAGATACCTTCCTACATCATGTAATGGAAAAGCAACAGAATCTTGTGCTCTTTTTGCAGCATCTGGATTCATCAATTTTCCTAATGCATGCTCATCACCTTCTATAAAATAAATTAAATTATATAGGTCGGTTCCACTTATCTTAAAATTCCTGTAATTTTGATTATGCGAATCTTTACAATACTGTCTAACAAAGTTGGTGCTGGTTGGAAATTGCCGCATCATTTCTAAAGTAAGTAGGATCAAGTAGAATTTTTCGCAGCAATCGCTATAGGTAAGAGACTTTTGGTCCTGGGCATCTCTGGTTAATCTTGCCTCTGACAGGTCTTTTATAAAATCCATATTATCTTTCCATTGCCCTGTTTGCGGCTGTAAACCCTGCTCGGTTAACCAATTTAATCGCACCTTCAGGATGTGCTAACACATAACCTTCTCCGCCTTGTTGATCATTAATACTTGCAGAAACACCTGTTTTTTGATTATCAAATTGGTTTATAACATCATCCTTGATAGTTTGGATTCCTTCTACTATACTCCAAAGAGCTGTAAATCCATTCTTATTTTGTGCTACATATTCTACAATGCGTTTTTGTTTAGCTGAACTTACTTTACTATTTGCTAGCCAATCTAAAAAATCTTCTCCAAGATTTTGCATTCCTGTGTCTACTTTTGAATTTAAATAAGTATATAAGATCTTTGGAAAATCAGCTAACTTCAAAACAGTTAAGTTGTTGGTATCTAATAATTTATCTATGCCAGCAGCATTTTTACTTACTTCTTGCTGTAATTGTTTTATTCTAGCATCTTCAATCTGAGGAGCTTTATCTACAGTAACAGGTGGTACAATTAAAACTTCAGTTCCAATAAAATATTGTGCTGGATCTATAGTTAAAGGTTTTTCTGTGCCATCTATATCAATTTCATTATGCACTACTACTGCTGATTTGCTTACTGCTATCTGTTGTCCTAATTTACTATTTGCATCAACAGTATACTTAACAACATTTGGTTTAAAAACAAAAACTCCATTGGCTTCTAAAGGTGTGTTAAAGTAAAGTAGATCACCTTTAAAGAATCCAACATGATCCTTTGGGGTAGCTTTCTCATATTCATCAAAAATATCTCGCATATTACCAGCAAACTGTCGATAACTATCCTCTGGCTCTAAACCTTTACTTAGCTTCCGGCTAAGTAACATTTTTTCAAGATCCTTTGCACTGGTGCTTTTTCCGTCATACCCCTTTGCAGTAAATCCCGATTTGTCAGTTAATATAAAGTTGCCATCTTGGTCTCTTCCGAAAATAATTGCGGGCGATCCATCCCATTTTATAGTTACATCTTTATGTTTGCCTTTTTCAAGAGATTTTAAACTTTCTAAAGCCCTAGCAGCACCTTTTGATCCTTCCCAGAAGATAATGTCTTCTGCGTGTTGGATACGTGCGCCTTCATTCAAGATAGGTTTGTCTGTAAATTTGAATTCGTAAAATCTCATAGCATTCTCACGCTGTTTAAATTTAGTCCAGCAAGTTCTTTAATCCTTGTTAGTTCTGCACTTTCAGGCAATCCTTTGCCTTGCTTCCCCATTGTTTCTAACCAAGGAGCAACTAATTGTTCAAAATCTGGATCATTTCTTAGAAATGCTATCATACTTTCTACAGTGTAAGTATCAATTTCTTTTGCACCAGGACCTAACAGTATCTCTGCAATTTCGTTCCAGTCATCTGCTACCACAGCATCTCCATTGTTGGGATCAACTACACCTTTGGTTGGACTAAACTTAAAGCCTCTACCTCTTGCTAGACTAGAAAGCAAAACTGCTCTGTCTGCACCTGTGTAATGTTCTGTGCCTCCACGTTTTGACCCACGTTGAAGCGCAGGATTGTCTGTAAGCATAAAATCAGTTTGTACAAAACCGTTAGATATATCACCTTTTATTGGAGTACGAAAATGAACTTGCAATCCTGCATCGGCTACCCATCCTTGTGTAAATGATCTGCCCTTGTTCATGATTTCTATATCAGGTATGCCTTGCTGTTGACACCATTGTACAAGTTTTTCTATTATCTCTTCTTTAGGTAATTGTTTTATGTCTACATTAAGATCCAAATCGCCTGAACTATTTTCTTCAAATGATCCGTCTGGTTTGTTTTTCTTACCTGTTGTACCAAGCATATCTTCGTCAACAAATTTAAAACCAAACGTAGTATTCAGCCAATTAATTGTTGGCTTTACATCTGCAGTTGCAATCCTTTGAGTAACAGCGCCATTTTTATCTTTAAAAACATTACCGCCTTCTTTAAGAAGCATTCCGTTTCCTTTTACTTTCAACAATTCGTTGTATTCCTCTTTTGAATTTACTAGGATCTCCGCTTCTTAAACTGTTAATAAAGCGTCGGTGTAATTCATTCGCAGTGTCTTTATCATATGAAGCATAGATCGTTTCAATGAGATTAATACTGCTATTTATTATGTTATCAGCTGTTGATTCTATCAAGTAATCTTTGTCTTTTCTGATATTAAGACTATTAAGTTCTTGTAGAATTGATCTAGTTTGTTTTCTCATTGGTAACCTCTTAATGTATTTATTTTAAAATGTTACACAAAAAGGCTACTAATAGATTCCTCGTTAGTAACTCGACGGATAGCTTCTCCAAATAAATTTGCTACACTTACTTGCCTTACCCTACAACCATCTTCGCAGTGATCTGCAATTGTGTCAGTTATAACTAGCTCAGTTAAAACGCTTTCTCTAACCCTGATACAGGCACTTCGACTTAGCACACCATGTGTAATGTAGGCTTTTACATCAATTGCACCTGCGTCCATAATAGCCTTTGCAGCATTGCATAATGTACCTCCACTGTCTACGATGTCATCTACAAGGATAGCATGTCTACCTTCTACATCTCCTATTAAATGCATTACTTCACTCTTACCAGCCGCAGGTCTACGTTTATCAACAATAGCAATGTTACCATGGAAAGCGTCTGCAAATTTACGAGCACGGACAGCACCACCTGCATCTGGACTTACAAACACATACTCACTACTGTCTTTTTGATGTTCCTTGATATCCCTTGCAAAGATAATCCTACTGGTAAGATCGTCGACAGGAATGTCAAAGAACCCTTGTATCTGTCCTGCATGTAAATCCATAGTAAGTACACGGTCAGCACCTGCTGTGGTAAGTAGGTCAGCAACTAGTTTTGCTGTGATTGGTGTGCGGCTTGCACTCTTGCGATCTTGTCTAGCATATCCGAAATATGGAATGACTGCTGTAATACGTTGTGCAGAACTACGTTTAGCTGCATCAATCATAACCATAAGTTCCATTAGGTTATCGTTAACCGGAGTGCTAGTAGACTGGATTATAAAAACATCTTCTCCTCGGATATTTTCTAAGAATTCTACAGATGTTTCTCCGTCTGCAAATCTTTCAATCTTAGCCGGTACAAGTGTACTAAAACTATGCTCTGCAATTGCGTTTGCAAGAGGCTGATTTGAATTTCCTGCGATTAGTTTCATTATTCTTTAGATTAAGGTTAAAT